TAAACAGGCATTGACGAACAGCAATTATCCAACTGATAAGATTAAGTATGTCATTGGTGACATTTGCGAAACTCTCTTAGTTAAGGAGAACGTTCCTGAAAAGATCGCATTGCTGAGGTTAGATACAGATTGGTATAATTCTACAAAGGTTGAATTGGAAGTTTTGTGGGATAAACTTGAAGTTGGTGCACCTTGCATCATTGACGATTATGGACATTGGCAAGGTTGTAGAATGGCAGTTGATGAATTTTTCGCGAAGCTGCCACAGGCTCATGAATTTGAACAAATAGATTACACTTGTGTTAGAACACACAAGATTTGTTAAGGAATTATCGTTGAAGGAAAACGAAAGACACTGAGGACGCCGAGCGTTACTAATGAAGTTGATCAAATTAGAAGAGTTTATTATAGCTGATACCGGAGTAAAGGTCACGATTCTTGTTGACATTGCTACAATGGGTAAAGCATACGCTGAGGCTCATCTGAAATGGCCAAAGATATTATCGTTGAAGGAATACGAAAAACACTGAGGACTGGGGGGCAGTACCCCACGCCTCCACCAAAGACACACTACCTAATAATAGCGGCGTACCCGTGGGGTTATTAGGAGTCTTGCAAGCTGGTGTGTCTTTGATGGGGGCGAACTAGGATCGACTGAGTGTAGAATAGTTGACTGGAGATAATCGTAGGCGACTACGTACAAGCGCAAAACTCTAAATGCAAACGATAACTTTGCACCTCGTTTGGCACTAGCTGCCTAACATGAGTCCGGTGGGTACTTGGAAACAGAAACCCACCACCAATTTCGCTTGACATTAAATCGGTGTCAGGGTACAATGAATAATAAGGCCACGTAACCGAGGACGGCTTCTACCCGTTTACACGTAACTGGAGTTGCAAATGGGGGTTCGAATCCCTCCGTGGTCGCCATTTATAATGCAGGAGAAAAGTAGTGAGCGGAACTAAGACTAAGACCAAGTACGTTTCTAAGGGCGAGCGTCGCTCTATTTCTAAGGACACATCCAAGGCAGTCAAACGCGATCGTACACCTGTTGAGCGTTGGACAATCAAGCAGAAGGCTTGGTTGAAGGGATTGAATCCTTGGATCAGTGTTCCTAACGGTAATACCTCAGACACTCGTGCGCGCTTTGTGCGTGTGCGTGCAGAGACCGAATGGGGTGACCCGAACAAGGGATATATCGCTGGTCCTCAGAAGGACTAATCATGGAATCGGTGGTTGATAACAAAGCTTTGTTCTATAAATTTTTAGATTCGTATTTTACATCCGAATATGGTTGTGAATATGGCACACTGATCTCTAAACTTGAAAAAGAAGGAAAGCTGGAATTAGTTCCTGGAGATATTCAATTCAACGATAAAAATGAACATTGGTGTGGAACGCTTTATTTAAAGATTGATGAATCAAAGATGAAGCTAGAAAACGTCATTAATGAATTAATTCATTATCCAAACGAAATGCATTATGAAAATGGTGTTCTTCGTCTTTGGTGGGATTAAAATATGGGCGTGGGTGTTGGTACACAAGAGCGGCTTATACTCGCTTTAGCACTAGATCGGTGTTCTCGACAGGGTTCGAATCCTTGCACGCCTACCACTTCTTTGAAAGAGTAAAATGAAAACGAAACTCGTTAGGGATATTCCTATTGGCGTTCTTTTAATTGTTCTTTCTTTATGGTGTGTGGCAACAATCCAATATCTTTCTGGATGGCCAAATATCATTCCTTTGCTTGGAATATTATTTCTTGCGAATTTCGGTTATCGCCTTTTGTCCGTTGGCCTGGACGTAATAATAGGTGTACAAATTGCAGATAAAAATGATTAAAAATAACTTCGTGGAAGAAATTGATATTTTATGCCGCGAAAAAAATATCGAGTATATTGATGCAATTGTCATGTGGTGTGAGAAAAATAATCTAGAAGTAGAAACTGCTGCTTATTGGGTTAAGAAGGATCAATGCATGAAAATGAAGATTCAAGCTGAAGCAGAAAATCTAAATATCCTTAAGAAAGGTGCAAGATTACCGATCTAAATTTAATCATTGAGAGGCTCCCATGCAAATACGTACAAAGGTAAAACCTGATAATGTGTCTAGATCGTTATGTAAAGAGTCTCTTCAGTTTTATGCGAATGAATTATTAGGTAAGAGACTTTCAAAAAATATCAGTTTACAATTGGTGTTTGAAAAATTACCAAGTCCTTATTTCGCAATTTGTGACTGGAATGACGATGGTCCAGTTCATCGAAACTTCATTGTAATAATAAGCAAAACTCTAAAGAAAAGATCGATGTTGGTTACTCTCGCGCATGAGATGGTTCACATCAAGCAATATGCTAGAAAAGAGTTGCAAGACAATAAACATCGTGACAGTGTAAAGTGGCTTGGGAAAGTGTTTTGTTTAAACAAGACCAAGTACCACAAAAGACCTTGGGAAATAGAGGCTTATGCTAAAGATAAGCCATTATACGAAAAGTTCAAACAAAGAAATAAATGATGTCAGCATTTGAATGTTACAAAGAGTATCTTGCGTTGAAAAATCATTTCTCGAAACAAGAATATGATTACTTCAAATATAACGGAAAGCTAAAGGTAAATCCTGATACTTTCAATTCTCGAAAAGATAAATTGTTTTTTCAAAAGCTTGCTAAACATCCGGATGTTCATAATTTTCTTGTAGCTAATCTTAGCAAAAACGAGAAAGCTTGGATTAAGGATTTGGCGTATAGCGAAGATGCTGAGAAAACATACAAGGATTGGCTGAAGCGCAATCAGTCTTTAACATATGTGCTGAAAAACGAACTTCAGTATCTTGTCCCCGATTTTAATTTGAATTTTACGAGTCATGGTTCAGATCATCCTTGTCTTTTAAAATTATATTTGGGCGGATATGTAAGTTTAGAAACTCTTTGCATCCTTCTACACCTAACAAAGGCAAAGAAGCATTGGGATTCTAAGATGGAGTATGATCTAGTCTATCAAGAAGTTAAGTTGAAGATTGAGAAATATACGCCATTTATTAAGTACGATAAAGAAAAAGTGAAAAATATTGTCATTGACTTTTTTAGCTGATGGTAGTATACTAAATAATGTTGCGGCTGATAAAAGCCAATACGAAACATACATTGCAATACAAAACATACGGAGATACATATGGTAGACTTTTCTAAGCTCAAGGCCAATTCTGGCAAGAAGTCCCTCGAAGACCTTAATAAGAAGCTGTCAAGCTTGGCTGGTAATGAGGGCAAGGGTGCTGACGATCGTTTCTGGTCAGCCACAGTAGACAAGGCTGGTAACGGCTATGCTGTCATCCGATTCCTCCCCGCTCCCCAAAACGAAGACGTTCCTTTCATTCGCATGTTCGACCATGGTTTCCAGGGTCCGGGCGGATGGTACATTGAAAACTCTTTGACAACTCTTGGTAAACCCGATCCTGTTTCGGAGTATAATTCCAAGCTTTGGAATAGCGGCATTGAAGCCAACAAGGAAATCGCACGTAAGCAGAAGCGTCGCCTTCACTTCATTGCGAATATTTACATTGTCCAAGATTCGGGTAATCCCGACAATGAAGGTAAGGTTTTCCTCTTCAAGTTTGGCAAGAAGATTTTCGACAAGCTCAATGAAGCTATGAATCCTCAGTTTGCCGACGAGGAAGCTGTTAATCCTTTCGACCTTTGGGCTGGAGCTAACTTCAAGCTGAAGATTCGTAACGTCGAAGGTTATCGTAATTATGATAAGTCAGAGTTTGACAAGGCTGGTCCTTTGAAGAATGATGACTCTGAGCTTGAAGCAATTTGGAAGAAGGAACATTCTCTACAAACTTTCCTTGATCCTAGCAACTTCAAGAGCTATGATGAACTGAAGGCCAAGCTTATGAAGGCTCTGGCTGAAGATAACTCTCCCGCCTCTGCTCGCAAGAAGGCTGAAGATGAAGATCTTCCATGGGATGAAGATTCCGCACCTGCTCCTAAGCAGAAGGCAAAGGCTGCTCCTGAATTTAATAGTTCAGCAATTGAAGAAGATGATGACGAGTCATTGGAATTCTTTAAGAATTTAGCTAACAAGAAGTAAAATATAAAGGGAGCTTCGGCTCCCTTTTTTTATGCCAGTACGCCACCTTTTAGATGCATTGAAGAATCGTTGTGTATTCTTCCCGCAAGTTGCTGATACCAAGATGGCGAAGAAGAATAGCCAGACAATGATGGATAACCCTGTCTGTCAAAACTTCCAGAAACTGGATACTGATTAGAAGGTAACTGTGGCTGTGTACTAACAGATTGTTGCTTAGAAGAGTAATCAATAGATTCTCTCATCATAGCAACGTCTTGTAGCACTTGTGAAGCTGCTGAAGAATCTTTTGTTATTAATGTTGCATCATCGCCTTCTGGATGCTCTTCATTATCAAAACTGAAAAACTCTTCATCATTATCTCTTCTTTTATCGTCGGTGTTTGCACCATATGGTCCTTTTTCACCTCCTGTAAAATCCATAGCTCCTGGAGGTTGAAAAATATTTTCAAAGAGATTTGTTGTTCCTGTTTTAGTTATATTATCAGCAAATGCTTGACCGTGTTTCGCGCCAGCGCCCATGGGACCTAGCGTGATTAAATCGCTCAAAAATGGAAATCCTCCACTCATCATACCCATTGCGCTTAATAATCCTGAACCTATTCCAGCAAAAGGGGTTCCCGCCAAGTATTCGTTAGCAGAACTAAGCATGCTATCAATGCCTGGAATGCCAGTTATACCACCAGAAGATGTCGCTCCGTCAGTGTATCCGCCTTCAGAAGTTAAATCGCTGTTATTGTATACTCCAGATGCTGCTGCTTTGATCCAAGGCGCACCGCCCCAAACTGCTTGCTTACCAAATCCAACGTGAATTGTGTCAGGTCCCATATAATTGTGTCCTGCACCAACGCCAGTAGCACCAGCAGCGACAGCAGCCGATACGAATTTGGCCATAATTTCCCTGTCGCTAGGATTGGTGTCAACAAGCAATTTTCCATTTTTGTATAATTTTAAATCAGCTGCATTACCATTGTCGTGTCTAGTAGAACCTGTTCTAGGACCGCCTGACCCAATTGGTGCTTGACCGCCTGAATGAACAACAGCTTCTACACCAGCAGCTGCAGCAGCTTGATCTAAAACACCTCTAAGCTTTGAGCTAAGTGGGAGTTTTCTTATACCAGCTAGCGATTCTTGATTTTCATATACACCAGCTGCTTTGCTTTCGCCCATGACGTCACTTGTTGAATGGTATGTCCCTGATGGAGCAGAGGCATCATCTTTTTCTTGAACAGATTGCATTGCAGTTCCAAGAAATTGTTGGTATCTACCATCAGTGTACGCTCCCCAAGGCTTAAAACTTCCACCTGCTTCGTCGAAAATGTCTTTTGCTATTTGGATATTAATTTTAGGATCAAATAATTCTTCATTTGAAGATAATCCATATTTTTCCCTTCTTTCTACACCAAGAGCACCCTTCATGTTAACTTGCCACAATCCGTAGGAATTATCTCTTCCTTTCGTATTGTGCGCAATTGGATTTCCGCTAGATTCAGCAGATCCAATTGCTCCCATAATTACTGCTTGTTCTTCTGTAAAACCAGCTTCTTTAGCCAATTGTACTAACTGAGCTGTTTTTATTTCTCCCGAAGCTTCTTGTGTTCCTGGTTTAGCTCCACCACCAAATAATCCAGAGAATGTACCGAAATTACTTTCTAATCCAGCGCCAGCTGCAACTAATCCAGCACCTAAAGCTGTTTTACCGATAATACTCGCAAGACCGCCTCCTCCTCCCCCTACTCCGCTACCACTACCACCCTCTGCTACATCTAACAGTTTATTGATGCTTGAAGAAAGATTTTTCAATTCATTTAACATGTTAGTTTGAATTGAAATAGATTCTTGTAATATTACGTTTGTTTGATCTATTTTGCTAGAGGTAGAAGCTGCGCTTTGTTCTAAACTGTTTAACGAGCCACTTATGTCGCTTTGTTGTTTCGACTGAGAAGTAAACATCTTAGAAATATCTCTAATGAACTTAGAGATACTATTGTTTTGTTGTGAAGCAGCCTGTCTAAATTGACTGTTCTCTTGACCAATCTTAGATACGCTGGAAGTTAAGTTTTTGATAAAATCTAATGCTGCCATTTTTTACGTTGCATTCTTCTTTTGTTTTTCTGCTTCTTCTAGATATTGCAATAACAAATTGACATAAACATCGCGCTCAAAGGGGATTAAATTTTCAATTTCACTTATTGAATATTTATGGTGCTGAGCCAAAGAAAAAACCATCTTATAATAGCCTTTTAATGTGTTATGACTCAGCGCCAAGTAAAAAAATCGTTTAACGAATTCAATTCGATTTTTCTATCATTGCCTAATTTGTTCTTATAGTTTATGACGTAGTTAATTTTCGGTGTGCTCAACAAGAAATCATGAACTTTTTCGAAAACTTTGACGTTTAAGCTCTCAACAAACTCTGAAATATCTTTTTTTGAGAAATTTTTAGTCTCATAAACCTCATCACCATCGTAAA